CGTCGAGGTGAACGGCACCGACGTGCGCGTCGTCGACGACGATCCGACGGCAGGGTTCAAGGAGTACGGCACGTCTACCCATGCGGCGCACGCAACCCTCACCGATGCGGCCCGCCATCACGGCAAGTACTCGGGCATGAAGCCGCGCGGTAGGCGCTGATGGGTGCTCCACACATCCTGTCCGGCATCCGGTCGCTTCTCCTGGCGGACAGTGCTTTCGCCGCGATGACCGACGGCCGGTGCTTCGTGAAGAAGTCGCCGCCGGATGTGACCACGCCGTTCGTGGTGGTGCAGCTGGCGGGGAACGTGCCGTTGGACGATCGGGCGTGGGTGACGCTGCCCCTGATCCAGGTCAACGCCTGGTGCCCGGACCCCTACGGCCCGGCCGATCCGGACCTGGTCACCTGGGACCTGATCAACGCCGCGTTGAAGGTGCTTGCGAACGCCCACTACGCGACGTTCACCGACGGGAACGGCTCCGCAACCTATCGGGCGCGCATCACCGACGCCCCGCAGCCGGCCGAGGATTCCTCGCGCGGCGACGGCGCACCGTTGCAGGGCCACCTGTTCCGCGCGGAACTCACCCTGCAGTCCACCTGATCCCCCGCGCGCCGTTGGTGGGAGCCTTGGCGGCGCGCGGGCCTCAGTTCTGCCGGCTCCCAACCTCTTGCAGGGCTCCCAACCCTTCCCATGACCCGCCCAGCGGGCATCAGTGCAGGAGGCTCCATTGAGCACCTATGCCGACTCGACTCAGGCGGTCGTGTGGTTTGACGGCGACGCCTTCCGGGGCCCGGCCAACGGGACCGACCCGGCCGACCCGTTCGCGAACGCCCCCACCTCGGGTGTGACGACCCTGATGGCATTCGGGGCCATCAAAGCGGGGTTCACGATCACCCCGGACACCAACCCCACCGAGTACGAGGCCTGGAACAACCGCAGCGGCGGAACGTTCCTGATCGTGGACGGCAACATGAAGACGACCATCGCGTTCCGGTCGTCGCAGCTGTCGAAGGCAACGATCCTGACGAAACTGCGCGGCGGCACCGTCGCCGAGACAGTGCTGGGCAACGGCATCTGGAAGCACACCCCCGGCATCTCCGAGGAATTCAGCCTGCTCCTGCAGCTGAAGGGCTCCGACGGGGTGAAGAAGGAGGCGCACTGGATCCCGCGCGCCCGGCTGTCGAAGCAGCCCGCCGAGGTCCTGGATGCCGCCGACCTGGCCGGCTACGAGTGGGAGATCGAGGCCCTCGCACCGTCCAGCGGCTCGCAGGCCGTCATCCCCTACACCAACTGGAATCCGCTGGCGTAACAGGAGATCAACGTGGCAACGCAAGGCTCCCGCAGGACCCCGAGGCAGACGCCGCGGGCATCACAGATCATCAACCTCGACGACCTCATCGTCGGGCAACGCCTCAACCGTCCGGCGACGGTGTTCCTCCTCGGCAAGGAGTGGACGGTGCGCCGCGATCTAAGCGGTGTCGAGGCCGTCGAGTTCTGGTCCTTGGCCAACAAGAATGACAGCGCCGGCTTGGCGATGCTAGTTGGCGAAGAGGGCGCCGATCTCGACAAGCAACTGCAACAGCTGCCCGATCGGGTCTACATCCGGATCATCCAGGGCATCATCGAGGCTGCCGGTCTGAAGCGCGGAAACGAGCCGGAGAAAAGCACGGGGGAATCCACGGCGTCCTGACCTGGGTCCTCACCCAAGGCTGGGACGCCGTCTTCGTAAAATTCCGCGACCGCTGGGGCATGGACCTGGCGGAGTGCTTCACGTCCATGCCAGCCAGCCGTCTCGTTGCCCTGATCCTCGCCGTCGACGACCACTGGGGGCCGCACGAGGAGAACACGGCACGCCTGCTCGAAGCGCAGTCGTACGCCCTCGAATTCGCGTGGGCGGACCGCACGATCGACCCCGACGACCCGGCGGTGAAAGCCGAGCGGGCCAAGAACAAGCGGCGCAAGCCGCCGCCGCCGCACCCGATCGTGCCGCCGGTCGCGTTCCGGCCGAAGAAGTACGCCGACGAGCGCATGGCCGAGTACGTCGAGCAGATCGGCAAGTACACGCCGAAGACGGAGTCCATGGATCCGTTCGAGCAGTTGGCGCTATGGAAGGCGCAGCGCGGCCTGACGTCCAAGTAACCGTTGCCGCGTAAGCGGTTTTGCACCCGGGGGTGGTTCAGATTCCGGGTGGCAAGATCGACATCTTGGTGAATCCAGACTTCAACGGATTCGAAGGCAGTCTCCGCAAGGGGCTTAGCTCCGCTTCCGGCATCGCCAAGACCGCCGCCATCGGCCTGGGCGCGGCCATCACCGCCGGCACGGCCATCGCCGCGGTCGGGTTCAAAAAGGTGATCGATCTTGGGATCACCTACCAGGACAACTTGAACGAGCTCCAGGCTGTCAGCCATGCGACCGGTGCGCAGATGGCGCAGATCTCCAAGGTCGCCGTCCAGCTCGGCAACGACATGTCCCTGCCGGCCACCTCGGCGGCGGATGCGGCGTCGGCCATGCTGGAGCTCAGCAAAGGCGGCCTGTCTGTCGCGGACTCGATGACCGCAGCCAAGGGCACGTTGCAGTTGGCGGCCGCAGCGTCGATCGACGCCGGCACCGCAGCCGAGATCCAGTCCAAGGCCCTCAACGAGTTCGGCCTGTCAGCCGACTCTGCAGGTCACGTCGCCGATGTCCTCGCGAACACCGCCAACGCCGCCGCCGGCTCAATCACGGACATCGGCTACGCCCTCAACTATGTGGGCCCTGTGGCGAAATCGTTTGGCATCTCGATCGATGACACCGCGACCGCCCTCGGCCTGATGGCTAACAAGGGCATCCAGGGTGAGCAGGCCGGCACATCGCTGCGCGGGATGCTCGCCTCGCTGGCGCAGCCGTCGAAGCAGGCCGCCGCAGCCCTCGACGTGTTGGGCGTCAAGGCCTTTGACAACAAGGGCAAGTTCGTCGGCCTCGAAGCCGTCGTCGGCCAGTTGGCGAAGGCCCACGGCAAGTTGACGACGGCCCAGTTCGAGGAGGCCGCAGCCGCCGCGTTTGGCAACGAGGGTCTGACGGTGGCGAACGCATTGGCCGAGTCGGGCACCGTGGCGTTCGACGACATGGCGAAGTCCGTGTCGAAGCAGGGCGGCGCCGCCGACGTGGCCGCGGCGAAGATGAAGGGCCTCGGCGGCGCGCTGCAGGGTCTGCAAAGCCAGGCGGAGACGATCGGCCTGCAGATCTACGGCGCGATTTCACCGGGCCTCGAAGCGCTGGTGCGGTTCGCGCAGGGCGAGCTAGGGAAGCTTGGCGACGCCTTCACGACCGGCCTGCAGGCCGTGGTGGCGCAGGCCCAGCTGTACGGGCCCAGCATCGCCAAGGCCATCCAGGAGAAGGCTGGCGCGCTGGAGAAGGCTGTCGAGGATCTGCTGAAGCCGTTGGTGTCTCCGGCGAAGGGCTTCGCTAGCACTGCGGTCGACGCTGCCGTGAAGGCGTACCAGAACCTCGCTGATGTGCTGGCGAACGTCGGGCGGGCTGCCGCTCCGGTCGTGCGCGGTATCGCCGATGTTGTCACCTCGGCGGAACACGGCGGTGGCACCATCTCGTCGCTGGCAAGTGGGCTGGGTCTGGTCGGTGACGCGGCCCGCCTCGCCGGGTCGCTCCTCGTTCCGGTCGGCGACGCCATCGGTGCGGTGGCGCACCTATTCGCCGGTCTGCCGGGCCCGATTCAGACTGCTGTGGTCGCCCTGATCGCCTACAAGGTGGCGCAGAAGACGCTCGGCGACGTGTCGATCCCGGTTGTGAGTCAGCTCCGCCAGTTCTCCGGCGAGATGAAGGTGCAGCAGGCGCTGGGCCTGTCGTACGGCCGAACCTTGGGTACCGCCGGCTCGGCCATGGCGGCGTTCAACACCAGCACTATTCCCGCTATCGCCACGGCCAGGTCGTTCCGCGATCAGGTGGCGGCGATTAAGGACGGCGCTGCCGCCGGGGGCACCTCGGTCAGCACCATGTCGGCGTCGATCAGCGCGCTGGCAACTAGGTCGCCGCTGATCGCCGCGATGAAGGATTCGTTCGAGGGCGCGGCAAAGAGCACGGAGCGGTTCGGCACCGCTGCTGGTATCGCCGCGGCCGCCGGCACTGGCCTGAAGGGTGTCGCCAGCGGTCTGCTCGACGCACTCGGCGGTGTTCCCGGCCTGATCATCGGTGCCGCCACCGTCGGGCTTGGACTGTTGGCCAGCAGCCAGGAGGCTGCCGCCGAAAAGACCAGGGCGCACGCGGCCGCCGTGGACACTCTGGCTGGCGCGCTGCGGGACTCGAACGGCGCCATCGACGAGAACGTCAGGAAGACGACGGCCCAGCAGATCCAGCAGGACGACAACTTCAAGTCGGCCAAGGATCTCGGCGTGTCGTTGAAGGACTTGACGAACATCGCCCTCGGGCAGGGTGACGCGCTGGACTCGGTGCGCAAGCACCTGCAGGACATCGTCACGGCCAACACGTCGGCCGTTGCGGGGGTGGACCGGTTCGGTAGGGCAACCGGCGAGACCACCACAGTGGTTCAAGCGCAGGGCCAGGCGGCGCAGGCCCTGCTCGACCAGCTGGGCCCACTGTCCGGCCAGTACTCGGAGGCCGCCTCGAAGAACCGCGACCTCACCGATGCGATCAAGAACGGGCAGCCGGTCCTGACGACAGCCCAGCAGCAGGTCGCGGATCTCGCCGGGAAGCTCAGGGACCTGCCGCCCAACACGGAGGTCACCGTCACCACGCTGGACGCGGAGGCGGAGGCAGCGCTGGTCGCATTCGGGGCGCACGTCACGCACCTCCCGAACGGGCAGATCACCGTCAATGCCTCGACTGCGCAGGCGCAGGCAGCGGTGGATGGGTTCATCCGGGTCAACGACGGCCGGCACGTCACGATCACCGTGGTCGGGCAGTCCACTCAGATCACCGTCGGGTCGAGCACCAAGGCGGCGACGAACGCCTTGGGCAACATCATCGAGACGTACGCCGCAGGCGGTTTGCGGCCGATGAAGGGCGGCACGGCGACCATCGTGCCGGCGAACACGTGGCGCGTGATTGGCGACAACGTGCGGTCACCTGAGGCGTACATCCCGATCGATAACAGCCTCCGCTCGTCGATGCTCCTCAGCGAGACCGCGTCCCGCATGGGTTATGACCTGATCCGGCGCTTCGCGGCCGGCGGCGTGGCCACCACCGGCGGCGCAACAACGGCGGTCGCTTCGGCTGTGCCTGCCGGCGCGCGCATCACCGGCAACCTGAAGATCAACGGCCTCGACGGGTACATCGACGGCCGCATCGACTACGCCAACACGGCGACCGGTTCAGCGATCGCGCAGCGGTCCAGGTCCTAGGAGAAACGCATGGCTCTGTGGCGCGCGCCCGTCGATTTTGGGTTCGGCACCATCTCGGTGGCTGCGGCGATCGGCGATACGACCCTCACGTCGACGGCGTTCGCGGCGCTGCCGTCGAACTTCTCCACGTCGAACGTGTGCCCGCTGAACCTGATCAACCCGTCTACGGGTGCCCGCGAGGTTGTGTGGATCACCGGTCACACGGCGGCATCGACGACAGTCACCGTGATCCGCGGCAAGGAAGGCACGGCGGCGGCGGCGTGGGCGTCGGGCAGTCAGTGGGTGTGTGCGCCGACCGCCTCCCGGGACGGCGTGCCGCTCATGACCACCACCCAGATCAACGCCCTCACCGACCAGCACGTCGGCATGCGCGTGTTGAACACGGACACGAGTTCGGTATGGGAGTGGACGTTCAGCGCCGGCTGGCAGGACGAGGTCGGCCTGGCCAAGCCGACCGATGTCGGCGGCACCTTCTCCGGCGGCACAGTCACCGCCAGCGGCAACGTGCAGATGCGGACCGCGTGCGTCCTCTCGGTCACCCCCAGCTCCGGGCTCGTGGCGGTCACGTTCGCCTCAGCGTTCCCGAACGGGATCATCAGCGCCTTCTCGAACTCGATCAACGGCACTCAGTTCGTGGGCGCCGTCTGCTGCGAGTCCCTGACCACGGCCGGCATGAACCTGAGGCCGGTGCAGTACAACTCGACGCCGCCAGCCACATGCTCGTTGTCCTACGTGGCGTACGGCTGGTGACGGGTGTCCTGGTCTCAGGATCCATGGTCTCAGGGCCCGTGGTCGTCGCCCTCGGCGCCGGCGGCGACACCGAACCAGGTGCTGCCGCCGCCCATCCCCGGCGGCACCACCTCGTACGTGTACGGGGTGCAGCAGGGCTCCTACCCGTGGTCGTACGGCGGCTGGGGTGGCGGCGTGCCGCCGTTCGTCGGCCTGGTGGGCGGCATCGTCGCCACCCCCGACCCTGTCAACGGCGTGGTGCGGCTGAGCGCCTGGTGGCCGTACGCGCCGTCGCTGCAACTGGTTCGACTGGGGCCTGACGGCTCTCGGACTCCGGTGCGCGGCGGGTTTCCGGTGGTGCCTGCGACGGGCACGCTCGTCAACTACGCCACCAACCCGAATTCGATCGCCACGACCGGCTACACGCCGGGCACTGGTTCGCCGACGCTGTCGCTGATCGCCCGCACGGACATTGTCGGCAACGCGGTGCGCGCGACGAACGCGTCGTCGGGCACGTCCGAGGTGACCGTGCCGCAGTCGATCCCGGGCGGCCAGGTCGTGACGGTCGCCGTCGACATCCAGTTCTCGGCCCGGCCCACGTCGGCGACAATCACGCTGGGCTGGAACGACGCGCTCGGCGGTGCCCTGACGGCGACCGCGGTCGCGCTCACCTCCGACCAGATCAACAACAGCGTCGGCCAGTTCGCGCGGCAGCTCATTCAGGTCACGCCGCCGGTCGCGGCCGCCGTGTGCTCAACGCTGAAACTCAACGCGGGCGGCATGCCGGCGGCCGGCAAGATGGACATGGATCGCTGGCTGATGGTCCAGGGCCAGTCGACCGGCACCTACGGCGATGGTGACTCGCTGGGCGGCCAGTGGTCGGGCACGTCCGGCCTGTCGACATCGGTGTTGGCCCCGGTGCAGACCGTTGTGGACGGCGAGTGCCCGCTGGATGTGGCGATCTCCTACCAGCTGTACGCGCCGTTCCTCACGGGCGGCTTCGCGACGGCGCCGACCATCACCCTGGCCAGCCAGGAGCAGTCGTGGTTGACGCATCCGGCGAACCCGTCGGTGCCGCTGGTGTGCCTGCCGCGCGGGGCACCGGTTCTGGAGCACGACATCGACCAGGGCATCTTCAACGTCATCGACCGCGCGTTCCCGGTGGGGGTCTCGTCTGCGGTTCGGCTGGCGCCGACGATGCAGTTGGAGTTGCACGCCCAGACGCAGGTGGCGCGGGATGCGCTGAAGGCGTTGTTCGCCGACGGATCAGCGGTACTGCTGCGGGCTCCGGAGAGCTACGGCTACGGCCTGGGCCAGTGGCTGTTCATCGGGAAGGTGACGGAAGCCCGAACGGGTGGCGCGTACGCGTGGCAGGAGGGCTGGCTGATGTCGTTCTCCGCGCAGGTCGTCGATGCGCCGGCCGGGCCGAACACGATGGTCGCGTAGATGTACTCCCCGTTTTCGGCGACGGCGCAGCAGACGCTGACCGCGTCGCACTCCATCAACGTGCGGGCGGCGGCGTTCACCGCGGCGCTCGGCATCCAGAAGAACCTGCCGGTCGCCGGCGGCTCGGTCACGGTGGATGGCACGAGTCAGGTGCGCCGCGAGGCGACGATCACGATCGCCGACCCGACGCTGTGGCCAGCGAACCCGACGGACATGCTGTCCCCAATCGGATCCGAACTCAGCATCGAGTACGGGATCGTCATCCCCGGGCAGGCGACGGAGTGGATCCCCCTGATCCGGGGCGGCATCTCGAAGGCCGGCCGGACGATCCCCGTGGACAGCTCCGGCGGCGTGACCTTGTCGATCGTGGACCGGTCGGCGCGGGTCGCGGAGGACCGGCTGTTGGCGCCGACGCAGGTCGGTGGCGGCTCCACGACGGTGGTGCAGGCCATCACGGCGCTGGTGCAGGACGCGTTCCCCGCGGTCGTGGTGGTCGACAAGACCGGATCGGCAGCGATCGCCCCCGTGCTGGACATCGACAAGGACCGGTGGCAGGCCGTCGAAACGCTGGCCGACAGCATCGCCGCGGAGTGCTTCTTCGATCAGCTCGGCCAGTTGGTGATTCGGCCGCAGCCGACGCTGGCGGATCCGACGGTGTGGGTGGTGGCCACTGGCGCCCACGGCGTGATGGTGAAGCGCAGCGACCAGCAGACCCGTGACTTGGTCTACAACGCGGTGGTGGCCACCGGCGCCCGCGCGGACGGCACGCCGCCGGTGACGGTGACGGTGACGGACAGCGACCCGAGCAGTCCTACCTACTGGGGTGGGCCGTTCGGCAAGAAGCCGCGGTTCTACAGCTCGCCGCTGTTGACGACGACGTTGCAGGCCACGACCGCCGGGCAGGCGCTGC